ATCGTTAAATTAACAGACGGCAGCACAATAGTCGGTAGTATTTCATTAGACAAAGATTTTTTAAGAATACAGAATCCATTACAACTAATTACTACACCTAGAATTACAGAGTTTGGCGTGAAAGATGATAATACTTTGGCACCATGGGTACCATTTAGTACAGATAAATTATATGTAATACCAAAAGATAAAATTATTGTAATATCTAGAGCAGCAAAAGAACTTGCAAATTATTATGAAGTGATATTAAGAAAATTACAAACTACAAAAATCAAAACTTCCTATTCTGAAAAAGAAATACAAAAGATTATGGAAATAGCAGAAGAATTAGATAAAAGAATAAAAGAGAATGAAGATGAAGAAGGTGAAAAATATGAACAAAGTAAAGTTACTTTACATTAGCTATAGCTCTATTCCCAAGCGACTACATAGTCGATTATACACATTTTCCCAGAGATGTCAAGCACACTAAAAAAAATAGTTGAAGGGCTTGCCTTTTAATACAAAATATAGTATAATAAGTTTATGAAAAAAGCAAAAGAAAAACCTCATTATGTAGATAATAAAAAGTTTCTTGAAGCGATGATAGAGTACCGAGATAGGTGCGAAAAAGCAAAAAGTAGAAATAGAAAAAAACCAGATGTTACGAATTATATTGGTGAGTGTTTTCTAAAGATTGCCAATCATTTATCTTATAGACCAAACTTTATCAATTACACATTCAGAGATGATATGATTAGTGATGGTATTGAAAACTGTTTACAATATATGGATAACTTTAATCCTGATAAAAGTAATAATCCATTTGCATATTTTACACAAATAATTTACTACGCATTTATTAGAAGAATACAGAAAGAAAAAAAACAAATACAAATTAAATCTAAATTAATTGCAAATACAGGTGTTGAAAATATGATGGATCAATTACAAGGAGACGATCAACAATATCAAAGCCAATTGTTAGATTTTTTACAGAGAAATTTAAAAGAAGAAGAACCGACTAAAAAATAATATGAAAATAGCATTGTTAAACGATACCCATTTTGGGGCTCGTAATGATAGTAATATATTTGATGAATACTTTTACAAGTTTTATGATGATATATTTTTTCCTTATCTCAAAGAGCATAATATAAAAACACTTATACATTTAGGTGATGTTGTAGATAGAAGAAAATATATTAATTATAGAATCGCTCATAATTTTAGACATAAGTTTATGCAGAGATTATGGCAAGAAAAAATCGATACTCATATACTCATAGGCAATCATGATATCTACTATCGAAACACAAACAAAGTAAATGCTGTTCAAGAACTATGCACAGCACCCGATGGTATCAACGAACCATTTATCTATGAAGAACCTAAAGTTGTAAACTTTGATGGTTTAAATATTTTGATGATGCCCTGGATGAATCCAGAGAATGAAAAACAATGTTTAGAAATGTTGAATACAGCACCTGCTGAAATCTGTATGGGTCATTTTGATCTAAATGGTTTTAGAATGTTAGATAAAATGGTGCAAACACATGGTTATGACAAATCAATTGTATCAAGATTTGAAAAAGTTTTTAGTGGTCACTTTCATCATAAGAGTGATGACGGTCAAGTATTTTACTTAGGCAGTCAATATGAAATGACATGGTCAGACTATGCAAACAAAAAAGGCTTTCATATCTTTGATACTGAAACAAGAGAGTTAGAGTTTATAGAGAATCCATACACAATATTTTTAAGACTAAACTATCATGATGATGTCATAAATTATGATGAGATTGATATCAACGAATATGACCAAAAGTTTGTAAAGTTAGTTGTTACAACAAAAAAAGATAATCAAATGTTTGATAGATTACTTGATAATTTATATAATAAAATCAATGTTCATGAACTAAAAATATTAGAAGATTATTCTGATCTTAATCAAGCAAATGTAAGTGATGATATAGTTGAGGGCTCTGAAGATACAATGACATTGGTAAATAACTATGTAGATCAGTTGCCAGTTGATTTAGATAAAGATAAATTAAAGTTAATGATTAAAGAAATGTTTATAGTGGCACAAGATAGTGATATAAAAGATGATAACATTTAAGAAAGTAAGATACAAAAACTTTCTATCTACTGGTCAACAGTTTATAGAAATAGACTTGGCTAATCATAAGACAACGCTAGTTGTAGGTGAAAACGGTGCAGGTAAATCTACTATGTTAGACGCACTATGTTTTGGTTTATTTCAAAGACCATTTCGTAATATTAAGAAAGATCAACTAATCAACTCTATCAATGAAAAAGAATGTGTTGTAGAAGTTGAGTTTGTAGTAGGTCAAAAAGATTATAAAATCATAAGAGGTATCAAACCAAACACATTTGAGATATGGTGCGATGGTGATATGTTAAATCAAGACGCTGCTCAAAGAGATTATCAAAAACATTTAGAACAACAAATACTCAAACTAAACTTTAGATCATTTACACAGGTTGTTATATTAGGTAATGCTTCTTTTGTACCATTTATGCAACTACGAGCAAGACATAGACGACAAGTTGTTGAAGAAATATTAGATATAGAAATCTTTTCTAAAATGAATTTATTATTTAGAGAAAAACAAAAAAATCAAAGTGAATTAATTAAACAAACAGATTTTAATTATCAGATTACCGATAGTAAAATTGAAGATAAGGAAAAATATATTGACGATATTAGTAATCGTAGTAAAGATTTAGTAGAATCTAAAAGAGCAGAGTTAGATAAATGTATAACTGATATATCAAACTATTCGTTAGATATAAAAAAAGTTAAAACAGATATTGCTGAACTACAAAAACAAGTATTGAATGAATCTAAGATAAATGAAAAACATAAGAAACTTCATAATATGGAAGCAAAGTTAGAAAATACTTGTAGTAAACACAAAAAAGATTTAAATTTCTTTGAATCACATGATGATTGTCCTGTTTGTCAACAAGCGATTGATAAGGCATATAAATCTACAATGATAGGAAAGAAAAAAGAAAAAGTATTAGAATTAGAAAGTGCTCTAGGTCAGATAGATAAAGAAATCAAAACTAATGAAATGAAACTAGATACTATCAATAAAACAATGGTTACGATTAGAGAAAAAGAGTTATTGATAAATCGTTATGAAACATCTATCGAAGAAATAGAAAAGCAAAGAGTAAAACTAGGAGAAGAAATAGAACAATTACGAGATGAAAAAGTATCTACATCAGAACAGACTGGTGAATTAAATCAACTAAGAGAAAGAAAAACTGAACTAGAAAAAGAAAAGATATCTCAAAAAGAAGAAGCTGTTTATATAGATACCGCTAGACATCTAATGCAAGATACTGGTATCAAAACTAAAATAATTAAACAGTATCTACCAATTATGAATCAACTAATAAATAAAAATTTAGCAGATATGGACTTCTTTGTTAATTTTAGTTTAGATGAAGAATTTAACGAAACAATCAAATCAAGACATAGAGATGAGTTTAATTATCACTCTTTTAGTGAAGGCGAAAAATTAAGAATAGATTTAGCAATATTATTTACATGGCGAGAGATTGCTAAACTAAAGAACTCAACAAACACTAACTTATTAATATTAGATGAAATATTTGATAGTTCACTAGACGCTTCAGGCACAGATGAGTTTATGAGAATATTACAAAACACTATGGCAAAAGAAAATGTGTTTGTTATATCTCATAAAGGCGATAGTCTAATGGATAAGTTCCCTAGAGTTATGAAGTTTGAGAAATATAAAAACTTTACAAGGATGGCAGAATAATGGCAGAGAAACTAACCCCAGCAAAGGTAGAAGAGGCAGTTAAACACTACGAAAATATACAGAGTGGTAAAACACCTATTCTAAAAACAGACAAAGAAAAAACAACAGAACATATTACTGATCTACATAAACATTTAAAGAAGAAAGATAATAAAACTTTTCCTTTAATACCACCTACTGATCCTAGATTACTTATGAAGATCGCTGAATTTTCAGATGATATGTTAAAAGAGTTTAAGATGAAAGATAGAAAAGAACTATCTCAAAAAATGTATGATAGTATGACAAAGTATGGTGGTATAGGTTTATCAGCAAATCAAGTTGGTCTACCATTTCGTATGTTTGTCATGGGTGGTCATCCACAGATAGAAGATGGTAAAGTTAGAAACTGTTTCAATCCTCTTATCAAAGATTTTAGTCAAGAGACTATTAACATGAAAGAAGGCTGTTTATCTTTTCCTTTCTTGTTCTTAATGATTAATAGACCTAAGTGGGTAAACGTAGAATACACAGATGAGAATGGTGAAAAGGTTGAAGAATATTTACATGGTATGTCAGCAAGAATATTTCAACATGAAAACGAACACATGAACGGATATATATTTACCGATC